TAATGGCAATCCTTATACGAATGTAGAAAATGTAGTGGTAGTAAATCCAAATGACCAACAGGCATCCTATCAACCCCCACAAGCACCACAACCAGTTCCACAGGCTAATAATACCTATACACCTAAACCGCCTACTGGTGGCATGAATAAAAGCGATACACAGCGTTTAGATATATTCGTAACAGGTGTGGTTGGTCGGTCTATGGGTTCTGGTCACTTCTCAGTAAATGACATTGAGGAACTTACTAAAAACGCTGTAAAGGCATTTAATGAAAACCTCAAAGAATTATAAGAAACTTTTTTCCGACTTTTGGGGGTATCACGAAAACGATATCCCCTTATGTTGGAATTGTAACAAAGAGGTAGCGGTGGATATTCATCACTTGATTGCAAAAGGCATGGGTGGAGTCAAAAACAACAGGCTAAATAGAATTGATAACCTCTATGCGTTGTGTCGCAAATGCCATACGTTAGGACATTCCGACAAGGAACTAAATGAGCAATGGAAAAAAGATTTATTAGAACGTATCGAATGGAAAAAGGAAAATCCCGATGGTTGGTGAAAAATTATGCAAAGAGGTAGTAAGTATTGTTGAAAGTCGTGGTTTAGATTATGGCGATATAAAAACAAACCATGAGGAAATAGCTAAAGGGTGGTCGGTTATACTAGGAATAGAAATAAAGCCTTATCAAGTGGCTCTTTGTAACGACTGGCAAAAGACAGTAAGGCTAAAGGCTAACCCAAAGCATCACGACAGCTACAAAGACAAAATGGGGTATATGATAACCTATGCGGAGTGTATAAAATGACAGATATTTATTCACTACAGTTTGACCCCCAGAAGATATCACACCAACAAGAAGAATTAGGAATGATATTTGCTGACCTAGACACAGCTTGTGAACTAATGAAAAAAGAGGAAAAAATGATTGTTGCAGAATTGACACTTCAGTTTTCCAGACAAAAAATGTATAAGAATATGAAAGAACTTGATGGTTTAATTTATAACCATGACAAGTTTAGGGATTTCGCTAATAGATATAGTGAAACCTTAAAGAAGAGGAATAGAGCCAAAATAAGGTTCGAATCCTTCAAAGCCTTTCGGGATGACCTTAGAACAAAGGTGGTGAACGAAAGGGAAATGGCAAAAGTTAACTTATAGAAAGGAGTTTGAAATGCCAAAATCACAAAAGGAAAATATCCTAGAATACCTTGAGATAGGTAACAAAATAACCCCACTAGAAGCCTTGTATCAATTTGGTTCTTTTAGATTAAGTGCCATCATCTTTGAATTAAGGCAAGAGGGGTTCAATATCATTACTCACAACAAAACAGTCGATGGCAAAACCTTTGCTGAATACGAACTTATAAAGGAGAAAAGCAATGGTTGAATATGATAACTCAAAAACCTTTTTTGAATTTGAAATGGAAAGAAAGATAAACACCAAAAAAAACGAAGGTTTATCTATTCATGCAAGTGAAATTAGAATGATGGATGAACTACTTTCTTCTCTAAACCTATATATGACTTACATGGGAAAGGAAAGTAACGCCTATAATTTGTGTTTGGATTTAAAAAAACAGATTGAAGAAAACAAAAAGCAAACTCAAGAGTATATGGCGTTAATATGAGAGAGCATTTTGAAAAGTTTGATTTGTTGCCTTTATCTTTCTCACATTTGAACGAGTTCGCTTTTTATCGGGAACGATGGGCGTTAAGGCGAATATTCGGGTATGAGTTCCCAACAAGTGCATCAGCCGTCAGAGGGCAATCTGTGGAGTCTGGCATTAATATGTTTCTCAATGGAATACCGCTTGAAGAAGCCACAGAAAAAATGTTGTCTGAATTTGATGCAAACTGTTCTAGGATTAATGACCCGAAAACAGAAGATGAAAGAAATAACTTAGTGCCATTATTACAGCTAGGAACTAAGGAGTTTCAAAAGTATGCTTACTCATGGAATCTATTGACCTACCAGAAAAAGGTAGAAATAGAGATAGAAACTATACCTTTCGTGGGGTACACCGATTTTCATTTTGAAGATAAAAAGACCAAAGAGGATTTTTATATCGACTTGAAAACGTCTAAAAGCTTACCGCAGAGGGTTAGTATTTCTCATGCAATGCAACAATCCATCTACCAAAAAGCGACAAATGCGAAGCAAATATTGTGGTATCTGAAGAACCCTACAAAGACAAAAGATGCTGAATTTATTGCTATGTCGTTGGATGATTACTCACAACCTATGAAGATATGTAAGCACATTCTAAAGGTGATGGGTAATTACCTAAAAACTGTAGATACCCCAGATAATGTAAGAGATACTTTAGTGCCAAATCCAGATAATTGGATATGGAAAGAACCTACAGTATTCCAAGCTAGACAGGACGTTTGGGGATATTAACCAAGAAACCCCTTTAGGTTTCGGCTTAGAGGGGTTACAATAAACTAAGATTGGAGTTCGAAAAAATGATTATACATGAAAATTCAAAACCAACGCAGAAAATGAAAGCGTGGTACTTGTTTACAGAAGACTTTATCGCAGGTACGCAACACCTTAGTAACGAAGAAGTCGGTATTTACATTCGTTTGCTATGTTTTAACTGGAATAAACGCTGTGCAGGTATACCAAATGATGCTTATAAGCAGTACAGAATAGCTAATTGTTTTACTGATAATGAAAAAACTAGCTGTGATAAAATTATTAAAGAGTTTTTTGTGCAGGTAAATGACCATTATCAAAACGAAAGACAACTACAGGAATATCTTTATATTTCAAGGCGTATGGAAGCTTCTAAAGAGAATGGGAAGCTTGGTGGTAGACCAAAAAAACCTAGAACTGAACCTAGCGATAACCTAGATAAAACCCCCCTACCCCATACCCCTACCACTACCAGTTACCCTAAGAAGATAAAACAACCGAATTATAATCCCCTTTTTAAAGTATTTTGGGAAAAGGTAGCTAATAAAGTCAGCAAGGGAACAGCCGAAAAGAACTACATGAAGCTTGAAGACGAATGGATAGAAAAGCCAGAAGAACTAGCCGAAATGTATAATAAGTACTACAAATCTGTAGAGGACAAAAAGTTTGCTAAACAACCTGCTTACTGGCTTTCAGCGAAAAAGTATGAGGACGAACAACCTAAAGCACAAAGTACAGAAAAGGTTGATTTGTACCCCCTTAGACTAAAAGACTACAAAAAGGTCGTAGCAGAAAAAAAGTCTAGAAACTATGTTTCGCAACAAGCTTTACAACATATTGAAGAAGTGCAGAGAGCTATAAAAGAAAATGAGTTTTCTCAAGAAGAAGCGGAATTATATTTAGATTTGAAAGGGTGGTTGTAGTGCTTGAGGTCATAACCTTTACCATGTATCTGATTACTATCACAGACATTGAAACGGCTAATGTTGAAGTTCACCGCCTTGTCTTTGACAACCATGCTGAATGTATAGCACTAGCAACAGCTATTAACCAAGTTCGTGACCCTATTTCCACAAAAAAGAATTGTAGAAGTGTCATAAATTATTATTCGGAATTACCATGACTAAAGCACAGAAAATAATAGGGTTTGGTGACAACAGGGAAAAAAATGATTTCTATGCAACGCCACAGGAGTCAACCGAAAGCCTATTGAGGGTTACAACATTTAGAGGTGACATTTATGAACCCTGTTGTGGTCAAGGGCATATCTCAAAAGTACTTATAAAGAATGGCTATAATGTGTTCTCAAGTGACTTAGTAGATAGAGGATATGGAACACCACGCATAGATTTTCTCATGGAAAGCCAGAAGCACGACAACATTATAACAAACCCACCATTTAAGAACGCTTTAGAGTTTGCTGAAAAGGCTGTAGAACTAGCTAGGTACAAAGTGGCTTTACTTCTCAAACTAAGCTTTCTTGAAGGTGTAGCAAGGCGAGATTTCTTTAAGAGATACCCACCAGAA